CTAGATTGTCTGTTGTCCTTACTAATTCTTGATACAAAACTTCTACTTCGTCCGATAAAGATGCTTCCGCAATAGTAAGACCATTCTGTTCTGATCTCATCAAAGAGTGTATTCCTCTTCTTGAACAGAAGATTAAGTCACTTCCTGCGTTAACAATACTGCCGTGACTAATACAGCCAATACGTAAATTGGCTCTACTATCTAACTGCCATTGCTCTAAATCTGGATCAATAATATATACGAGCGTTTGGTCTTTGGTAAAAACAGCAAGTCTGTTTGCTTCAAATGTACCCATACCTATTATCTCATCAGCAGTACCGATTAGATTAGATATGTCTATAAAGCTTGCTCTTGTTACCTCTTCAGTTGGGGCTTCTTCTGCTAAAAAAATATCTGGATTATCTACACGACTAAACTCTAAGACAGTAGGACGATCCTTAAACCCAGCAACACATAATCTTCTTTGAATAGGAACTCCAAAAGAAGGTTTGATTGATGTCGTTGATTTAGTAAACTCGTAGCCATTATATCTATAAGTAACTTGATCTGGTGAGAAAATATGCACCTCACCTTTAAAGTTGGTCATCGTTACTACAGCATCTTTTTGATAAGCTTCATTTACTCTGTGACCTTTATCAGATGCCAGATGAGTATTTGCAGCATCTTCTTCAGCAAAGACAACACCATCTCTATTAAAGAAACGAATACATTTTACCGGAAAACGATTAGACCCTCTATGTAAATAGAAAGCAGGATCACGAATTAGCTGACCTCTATAATCAACATAACAGTTTTCAAGCTTGTAAAAGTTTTGTTCCTTCTGCGTTTCCATAGCCGCAATATCACGGCTTCGATCCACGCCTCTAAATCCATAGTAGGTAGTCGCTTCTGATTTAATAGCGATTGGGGCGTAAGCTAATCTTGTCATGTTAACAACTTATTCGTCTCATCATCTGGGTAAGGTGGTTTATAATTTTTATTACTTCCGCCATCAGTAACTGAAACAATTATTTCATCGTTACCAATTTTGCTGTCTTTTCTTCTATACTTATCCCACAATATATCTGCTAAATTTGCTTGATACATTTGCAGAAACACCATAGCTTTTTCGCTACCCTGTTGAATAAGATAATGGCTCGTAAGTCCATCAATCATTATCATGTCTGGTACTTCTCTTGTTTGTGTAGGATCATTATAATAGTCTATGTCGCCACCAGTCCAATAGGGATGTCGTCTAACTTCTTCGACAACTCTGTTAGCAAGCTCTACCATCATCATCATTACCTCCCCGTCAATACGGGAAGGAGAAAAGTTACCTGCTCGTACTAGAGCAGAACGAACTAAACCTTCGAGTGGGGTAAACTTTCCCTGTTCACTCTCAAATGGTTTGACTACAGAATATTCTGCCATTCGTACACCTATTCATCATCTGCGGGCAAAATTCTTCCCGACCATACATGATGATGCTTCATAGCGTTTTCTTTAATTGCTCTTGGTATCTTCCAATGAACATACGATCTATCAGCATCCCAAAACCCAGAGTACCGATCGTCTCCAATAATAAAGTCCCATACCCCTGCTTCTGGATTTGCTGTAACAAAGAAACAGAACTCACTTTTGTTTGTATTTTTAGGAGCTTTTGCCTGTTTTGCCTTACGAGTTGGGTCTACTTCTTCTACGATTACTTCCTCGTCCTCGTCATCTATAAATTCATCTTCAACAATTTCTTCATCATCTGTCCAAGCTTCGTCCACTTCGGTATTGGGGTCGTCTTTAATGTAATGCCCCTTGTCATTCCTTGCTCTTTTACGTGCCATTGAAAGTCTCCTATTTTGATGGTTCTTTATTTATCGAGTATTTATCAACCTTAGTCGTCCTTTCTCCTTGACAACAATCATCAATAACACATTTGCAAACTGGACATTGATAATGTCCATGAACATATACGGCTTCATCCCCGTATGTCCCGCATCTGGGACAAAAGCTATCGATACCTTGATGTGACATAAAAATTCCCTGCATTAAGTGGTGCGTCCCCGTTTGGCTCTAAAAATGTATATAGAAATAAGAACGGGCGCTGATGCGCCCGCTCGTAGACTTGCTCGTAGAGGGAATTAAGTGAGCGTAGTCCAGTTTTTAATGTAGGTATGAACCTTGTCTTGCAACATCTCAAGACCACACTCAGTCAAGTATTCTGACTTTGTGCTATCAGCGTCTGTTGCTTGACGATCTCTTAGTAGAGATGTATCACGACCTTCGAGATAACGATACTTTAGATATGGGAAGTCAACAATGACTGCCGCATTATCCATGCCCGGTATCTGTCTGAATTGTGGATGCAGATGGGTCATAAGCGTACCTGCGAAAGTTTCGTAAGCGGTTAAATTAACCCCATACGTTCCTTCCATTACAGTTGGCGACCATCTGTTTTTACCTATCTTCTGCAAGTGTCCTGCGACCTTTGCACCTACGAACATAATCTTCTGCTTAGAACCGAAAGCGAATACGTTTTCGATTAGCTGACGATCAAACTGATCTTCTGACATAGAGCTAGAAGCTGTTGATCTGTCGATTACGTTTGTAATTAGATTGGTTAAACCACCAGAAAACCTACGAGGTTGTGCAGTTGAGCCGTTACTTTCGTGCTTTACCCCAAAAAACATAGCCCTTTCAATATCGGACATGTGCATTTTGAGAGCCTTAGTAGCCATCTCATCTTCTTTGTCGCCAGTCCTTAGATTTGTGGCTTTCAAAGTTTCAGTTACTGTGTAAGCAGTTCTGAAAATCTGAGTATAATTCGATGATGTTGAAGCATCGAATGATACGCCTGTTGGACTGGACGCACCTTCCTCGAAGGCTGACCCTGCTATAAATAGCTTTGCGCCATCAGCGATTGTATGGGTTGTCCCACCGATATTTCTTTCAACAGTTAAACCTGTTGCTGTACTATCAGCAGTACATCGCATAACTTCGCCAGTTGCTGAGTTAACAATAATAGTTCCTGCTACCGCAAAAAGATTATCATTACCACTAGCTACTACGATCGCAGTTGTCGATGCTGAACTTATCGCACCATTCACAGTAAGTTCCCTTGCGGGCAGCTCATCGCGAAAGTTGATAAATTCGGGATCGTCAGTTGCTTCGCTCGAAGCCATTGATAACAATGCATTTAGCGGCGCATTACCATTAGGTTCTAACAAAGAATATAATTCTCTGTAATTCTTAGGGCGGAAGTCCGTTGTAAACTGACCTGTACCCCGTAGTCCTTGAATTGCAGCCATTAGCAATCCTCCTATTCATAAAGGTTTCAGTTAGGGGAACATTCAATAAAGGTGGAACTCACACCGCTTATCTTCTGTCCTATAGTGCATCAAAAAAAAAGAGCCGTAGCATTTCTGATACGGCTCTAATATGAAGTATCTTGTAGAACACTTCGTCCTTTTTTTTAATCTGATTGCATTTTTTATCCGATATTCAAACGAGACTTGATGCCTTTAGCTGTTAACCTCTCCATCATATCATCTTTAGGCTTTGCCGCCATTTCAGATGTTGGATTGGTTTTCCCAGTCTTTAAAAAGCTTTCTCTACGTTTAGCCATATCCTGCAACCTGTTGAACTCTGGGGTATTCTTTTCATTTTTGAAATCGGAAACAACTTTGTTGACTAATCCACTATCAACAAAATCTTCCATTGTGTAACCTCTTTCGCCCGCATACGCCATAAACGCTTGCCCATCGCCATCTGGCAATCCATTTGCCTGTTGAGCTTTATCGAGGTTGTTAGCGATGGTATTTTTAATAGCCGTGTTTCTGTCTACGTTAGCAGATTGTGCGGCTTGCATCCCCATTTGTGCATTACCTTTTGATTGGCTAAGAATATTATTCATCATGGTCACACCCTTCTTGAGTTGATTTTCCATGCGATTAATTCTATCCAATCCCTCTCGATAGCCGGGAGGAAGGCTTATTGCATTTTCATCCTCATACTTAGCGAACTCTTCATTGATGTTCGGTTGGGTAGCTTTTGGACTGGGTTGCTTCGGTTCGGCTACGTTCTGTTGTTTAGGTCTTGTGTTACCCATCTGAGCATTTTTAGTAAATGCTTTAACAGAAGCCGATATTAGTTTTGCCACTTGATCTGGATTTGCACCAGATGCCTTCATCAGTTGTTCAGCAACTGCATTGATAGGCGCATTATTCATATTTTTAAAATTTAAGTCCCTATATCGACCGAAGGTTTCTTCAATCTGTTTCTGACTTAAATCCCTATCCTTGCCGTTTATCTTCATTTGATAAACAACAGGGTCTTGATTTGCTTTATCACCCTCTGTTTGAGGTGATGCAACTGCTGTAGCCTTTTCCTCTGTTGTTGGAGGAGCTTCCTTTTCCACATTTGGTGCGGGAGGTGGTGCGGTTGGTGGTGGTGTTTCAGCACCTAACCTTTGTTCAGCAAGTCTTTTTAACTGTTCTTCTGGTGTTGTAGCCATTTTATTTCTCCTTCTGGAAGCCGTAGCGTCCTAGCCATGTCCGATACCATTATCCTCAAGAGCGATCTCGCCCTCAAGTTTATGGGTTATTTTTTTTGGGAGGTTAAGCATTTGCTCTGCCGCCCAGATTGCACCACGATTAAAGTCCACCTCTTGTTGAGACATTTCCTTTGATCGTGCCATTAGAAGAGCGAGTTGTAGTATTTCGTCCTTCATAACTTCGTTTACTATTTTCCACCCGTCACTTTTTTGCAAAGTCACAAGCTTTTTAAGTTGAGATTGATTGCTCAATTAAGTTCCTTTAGCTGATCCTTGAATTTTAATGCCAGATTTTTTCTTCGTTTTACTTACGCCTTTTTTCGGCATAACAGTATTACACGCTTTTTTCATTGTCTTGCTCATTAACTTCACCTTCTATTAGTTTCGGATCATTATGCTTGGGGAAGAGGAGTGTGTCGTCCCCATAATTTTCTGCAAGCTTTAAGTTGTTATTGTGCCTATGATGATCTGTGATAGGTGGTTTGATCCTTGAGATCATTGTATTCATTATTGCCATGTTTGCGCTGAAGATTATTCGTTCTTCTTTACCCATGTGAGGTTTAGTGTAATGGGGCATAAAAGATGGAAAAATAATCATCCTACCCCTCTTAGCTTCAACAGGAATAAAATCGTTCCACATTTCAGCATTTTTTTCTGCAATTACACCATAGATAGGTTGAGAAGGGTTTTCAAAAATAATTTGACCTGTGCCTTCAGTTGCTTGAGCATAAAAAACACAACTTAAATGTGCATTGGGATGTGTATGTCTTGGAACAAAACATCCCTCGTCATAAGTAGCAACCCATGACGTATCTATGTAGAATTCACGAGGATTGTTTATATTGTAAAAATATTCTTCACACATAGATGAACAAGCTTGATGGACTTTAGGAATAACACCTTCATTATCCTTGCCTGTTAGCGTAGCGAGATTGTAGTTTGTGTAGCTCGTATAACCATACTTAGCATAATCCTCTGGCGACTTAGCAGTTTCGCCAAAGTTATCTGATATAACACCACCTTGCTTATCGATCTCTCGTATCTTATACGTGAACTCGCAAAGCTCGTCGGCTATTTCGTCACCTCGATCTAGGTCACGAATTAAAAGTGGAAAGCTGAAAGGGTGGATCAATCTGACACCAGACCATTCGCTTCTTCAATCCTTTTTATAAGAACATCGGAGGGTTCTTTACTAATTATATAACCATGATTGGGCGTATTGAAAGCAACTTTTGTTCCCCATTGCTGAACTTTGCCATGTTCGTCAACCGGTCCGATTTGGAACGCCATTGTAAACTGTACTGCGTGTGCGTCGAAGTAGTTGGTTTTCCCATCTTCTCCGACATAAGGGATGAATTTCATAGTGTCTCCTTGAAGTTAAAGTTATTCCTTAATAAGTTTTGCTGCGGCCGTTGCATTTGCTTTTTTTTCAGCTTCAGCGTCTATTACTGCTTGCGTTTCATCTGGTGATAAAGGCATCTCTGGAACATTAGTCAATTCGTTCGGATGGTCTTTATCCTCCGTTTTTAATTCAGCAGGAATGGTTGAAGGGTAGTCTCGTAAAGCTTGTCGATATGTAACCCAATCTGTTCTTGCAGTTGTAAAAGCAGAATAGGTTGTTGCGCTTTCCAAAACTCTTAACATGCTAATATCACTCTGCGCTAGTTTTTCATTTCTAGCAATTCGAGAATTAGCTAAAAGGGCATCTCTTGTTACTGTCATATTATGTCATCCCCGCTACTTTCATATTTGGATTTTCACTTGCGTAGTTGTATGGGAAACAACGTGTAGAACCATCTGTTGCAACACCCCATATAATTCTAACACAGCCCGGGCCGCCTGCGCCGCCACCATTGGAAGTTCCGCTACCACCGCCGCCGCCGCCGTGCATCCCTCCGTTCATATTATACCAACGTGAGGACGTTTGACCTTCGTGATAACCACCAGAAACATATCCGTTTTGACCATAAGTAGAACGAGAACCACCCGATCCACCACCGCCTCCACCACGATAATTAGAAGAACCATTAGGATAAGAATTATCAGAACCTTGGTTACCGCCGTATCCACTACCTGCATCAGTACCTTGATCGGGACGACCATCGTAACGTGCGCCACGTTGACCTTGACCATCTGCACCTGTTCCGCCGCCTCCCGCAGAACCATAAGTCGATGAATAATATCTACCAGTGCCTCCACCACCATTATAACCATTATAATCGTTACCTTCACCAGCAGTCCAATTTCCTCGATAACCTCCTGCGGGATTACCATAATAACCACTAGTATATTTTGCAGCTCCACCTCCATAGTGCCAGTTAGTTCCACCAGAACCACCTGCACCATCATTTATTGTACTACCTTCGGATGATCTGACACCCCAACCGCCACCATCTTGTGAGTTGTTATAGTTGTAGCCGTGTCCCTTATCCCAATTTTCTATACCTTGTATCGTCCGACCTTGAAAATAACTTGTGCTTTGACCATTAGGGTTGCTACTTGTATAACCAGACCAACCACCACCTTGAGCAAAAATGAGACAATTACCTGTGCTGTTCCTTATAATAAAGCTATTACCACCACCATAACTTGAAGGACTAGAGTTATAGGCATGACAACCTAAACCAATAACTATTGTAAAAGTCTCTCCCGGCGTACAGCTTATACCATTCATCCAAGCTAAACCCCCTCCACTTGAACCCGCAGATGCCCATGAATAGCTACCAGAACTTCCTCCACCAATAGCAACAGCAGCAAAAGAAGTAACGCCATTTGGTACAGTCCAAGTAGCTTGTACACTATGGTGATTGCTACCACTCGACCAGAAACTATTGGAAGTATATTCGTGACCCACCCATCCATTTTTTTGGTAGTCATTAGTTAAATCATCTGCCCAACTGTCACTCATTTTGCCTTGCATAGAATTACTGTATTCGCAACCATAACCATCTTGGTAATTATAAGGTGATGTATCCTGCTGTACATTATAAACTCTTTTTAAAGCACCAGAAGATTTTGCAGGATTAAATCTAGCTTGACTATCTGCTTCATTTAAAATGCTATTTTGTCCTGTAGTATAATTAAGATCGCAATTAGCCG